AAACATTTTACGCTTGCCAGACCGGAACTCCCATATAAGATTGGTGTAGATGTCATCAGCGTGTTCTAACTGCTGAACTGCTCTTGCGAAGCAGGATGGACCGAGTGGTGAATTGGGGTCCACATTGTTGGCTGCAGGGTATCTGAAGTACGCATATAGAGGCTTGTCAATTCCTTGAATCAGAGCAGCTTCTTCAATCCCTGCCCAGTCTTCAACTGAAGCTAATGGAACTTTGTTGCCAAGTAGGTCGGCATCAGTGCTCTTGAAAGCAGCATTACGAACCTCACTGTAGGCACCCAAGAACTTATGATACTCCAAACGCGTATACCAGGCATCACCAACCTTGCGGCGGTCAGCAAAGACGCAAGCAGTAATATTGCCGGATGAATCGTAAGCCACAGGGTAAAACGAGTTAGCGCCGACGAAGTCAACAGCGATTCCGCCATCCTTCGGATAGGGCTTCATCATGAGACCACCTAAGGCAGACCCGAGTTCCACCTTCTCACGCAAACGATCTAACACCGGCTGAAGCTGTTCAGCAAGGAACTTGGCGCGGGGACTTCCGTCAACTTTCACAGTCATCTCGATCGTCACAGACCGAGCGATCTCAGAAGCAATCGAAGCACCGAGATTGAGGCTGTACATCTTAGTGGTCAGCCATGGAGACTTATTGGTATAAATCAAACTCCAGTTTTTGAGGGCCTCGGCCATCAGACTGGAAACCTCAATCTCAACACCCAAAGCAGACTTAATAACATCTCTAGTGAACATCTTTGACCACCAATCTTTTATCCAACTGAGTAGAGACATAAACTAACCTCAATCTCCATGACGCATCGGAGCATGCAAAAATTTAGCGCGGCGAAGCGCCTGCTCTTTTGTTTTATACGCCCCGTTCCTTGAGACGCTGTCTGACAGTCTGCTGCGTTCCGCCGGACAGCAGAGAACAGCCGACGAGGAGTCAACAACGAATCCAACCTTGCCGTTCACATTCACTTCATGAACGAACTTTTCATAATTGATCATTTTATTCTCCTGGCCTGCGCCATTGCAGATTCTGTGAATATCTTACAGCCGCAATTGCGTCGTCTTTCTCTCGAGGATATGCCTCAATAATTTCGCCGTCTTTTGTCTTTTCATACGCGTAGTCAGTAAACTCTTCAACAGTGTAGGGGCATCGCTTCTTACAGATAACGATCTTGACCAGGGACTGCATCCATTTTATGGAGTACTTGACTGAGCCT